GAAACCCCTAACGTAGAGACGAGGGCAATCCTGAGCCAAGCTAAGTAGGAATGCTTAGAAGGTGCAACGACTAACGCATACTGTCCAGAACGGACTATGAAGCGACACGAGCGCGGGGCAGGAATTAAGGTAGGTATTATGCCTCAGACATCATCGGATATGATGATAGTGAGAAGGACAGCACCATCGTTGATTGTGGGTACCCAGACAGCCTCTGAATCCATGATAAACAAGGCAGCAGCCCCTTCGCACTCGTTCTACGAGGATCTATACCGTGCGCCACGCTATTCGCGTAGCTCAGAAGCCGTGAACACGCTACGCCACAGTTCTTGATGATATAGTCTGGTCTGCATAGAGATATGCAGGAGCCTTGGATAAAGAGCCGAGGACGTAAACACAACGATGATATATTACCTACAGGGATTTCTGATGTTATCTCTGCTGCTCAATACGACTGGAAACAAGCCGCCGTTCCTGTAGTGATCTCAGGTCTTGAACAGCTTCAAAATGCTGGAAAAGAGCGAATGATCGACTTACTGGAGTCGCGCTTAAAAGTAGCCGAGTCTACCTTGTCTAATCTAATCACTGGTGGTCTGTACTCTGATGGTACTGGCGCAGGTGGTAAAGAGATTGACGGTCTAGACGCAGCCGTACCACTTGACCCAACAGCCGCGCCTTACGGCGGTATTGATGGGGCTACGTTCACCTTTTGGCAGAACGCATTCAGCGACCAGACAGCCGTGGAGGGTTTAGACCCTACATTGATTCAAGGTTTCTGGAATCTGTTGTGGTCACAGCTCGTTCGCGGTACCGACCGCCCAGAACTCATCATGTGTGATGGTACGGTCTGGAACACCTATATAGCTTCACTTCAGGCTACTCAACGGTTCACAAACACTGACTCAGGTGATGCAGGTTTCACTAGTGTTAAGTTTATGGATGCAGATGTTGTACTTGACGGTGGTATCTATAACGGTGCTAACGGTTCAGGCGCACCCGCCGGAACAGCCTACTTCTTGAACTGTGATTATCTGCACTACAGACCTCACAGCCAGAGAAATATGGTTCCTTTATCGCCTAATAAGCGATACGCCACTAACCAAGATGCAGAAGTGCAGATTATCGGTTGGGCAGGTAACTTGACGACTTCTGGTCGTATGTTCCAAGGACGTTATGACGCTAACGGCACATAAAACGCGATAGAAAGGACACCTTCACGGGTGTCCTTTCTGTGTTTAACATACTCAGGAGATAGTTATGAATTATCCTAGTACATTTAGAGACTCAGCCGTAATCGCAATACGGGAAGCTGAGGTACCAGACGCTGATTTTAGTGGTGGTGCTAACTCAGGTTCCAACTGTGGCGGTCTGGGTGTGGCTACGCAAGAGCATGGCTTCAAGCATCAAGATTTCAGCCAATCAACACCTGAAGTCTTGGTAAAAAGCCAGTACATTGGCGGCGTCCAGTCAGGTGTCGAGATATTAGCACCTAACGATGATGTCGGTATTGTGGCTCTTATGCTTGCAGGTGGTGATGTCGTTGCAGACGCCGTGATCGGTGTTGTTGAAGGTTTCGATATGGCTAACGTCTCTGGTGAAACTATACTGGCAGGTGAGTTGTGCTTCGGTGCTAACACCAACCCGTAGTTTCAGTTGATGTTTAAACGTAGTAAGACTATACTCTCCTAGACACTAACGTTTAGGAGAGTATTAAATGGCAACTGCCGATTTTGATCACACTATGTTTGAACAAGGTAATAACGCAGGGGACGAGACGCTACTAGTCAAGTTCTTTAACAAGCCTAAAGAGAACAAAGCTAAGACACTGGAAGAAGGTAGACCGATATTCGATGATGTCGTATATGTGGATATCCGAGTAGCAGGTTCACGAAACGGTCATGTATGCCGACCGGCTAGACAAGGGGATATGCAACGCTTTCCTCGACACTATGCAGCTTTCAAGAATCGTGAAGAGATACCGCTAGAAGGTACACCCCTATCAGAGTGGTCTTTAGTTACGCGCTCACAGGTTGAAGAGTTATCATTTTTCAACGTCAAGACAGTAGAACAACTGGCAGAAATGTCAGATGGTAATGCTCAGGGTTTCATGGGTTTAAACACCCTTAGACAGAAGGCTAAAGACTGGGTTATAAAGGCTAAAGAAGCCGCCCCCGCCATACGCCTCACTGAAGAACTCAGAGTCCGTGATGAAGAGAATGCGAAACTGAAGGCGCAATTAGCGGAGTTGGCAGAGAAGGTAGAAGCTCTATCAACAGCCCCCGCTGAAACAGCCCGTAAGCCTCGCAGGAGAACCAAAAAGAAGGGGTAACTTTAATGACGATAGCGAATACCGCTAGTGCCAATGAGATTCTGAACACAGTAGGAGTGGAGGTTGGTATTGGCTACGATGTAGATCCGTTCGCCTCGACTGACCCCAACTATGTACAGCTACAGTTTCTCATAAATACAGCTTGTAAAGAGTTAGCCCGATTGTACGACTGGGAGTTTCTGATGAAGGAACACTCAATCGTCACAGTGGTTGCCGAGGACGGTGTGTACCCGCTACCTGATGATTTTCTACGGATGATTAATCAGACTGGGTGGGAGCGTAGCAACCGCAACCCTATGAGCGTCCTGTCACCTCAACAGTGGCAATACCTGAAAGGTATCGACATCGCCTCAGAGCAGCTCTGGGTTAGTTTCAGAGTGCAGCAAGGTGACTTCACCATACTCCCATCGCCTGTGCAGTCAGTATATGACATAGTGTTCGAGTATATTACCAACCTATTCGCCATAAGTTCCATAGACCAACAACCCACAAACAGGATAGAACTTGGAGCAGATATTCCACTGTTCGATGAACTCCTGCTATCTCGGTTACTCAAGGTCAAATGGTATGAATCCAAGGGCATGGACAGCAGTAAAGCTCAAGACGACCTGAATCAAGCCTTCGCGCTTGTTACAGCCGTAGATAAAAGCTCCCCAATACTCAGAGCAGGTAGGGCGGGCGGCGGCATAAAACTAATTGATCCTCTAAGCAGCCTGAGTGGTACTAACTATGGCAGTCCATAGTGCTATAGGCGCGCGCAGACGGGGTTCACCCCCTGTTCAGCAGATGTTTAAACTACCCGCGCCCATCAAAGGTATGGACGGCAGAGTAGGCTTGGCTCAGAACAACCCAGAATACTGCATCTATTCTCATAACATCCTCAGTGGTGAGTATGGGATGAAGGTACGCAAGGGCTACCGTGAACACGTTATCAACCTCGTGGACGTGCTAGGGACAGGCGTCAAGACGCTGATACCCTTCGATGGCGTTCAGACAGATGGTTCAGATAGTAGACTGTTCGCGGTGACTAATGAAGGTATCTGGGACGTGACGGTCTATGGGGCGGAGTCCCCCATAATATCACTAGCGTTTCCAGATAACTCACCTGAAGCGGGTGAGGGTATTTACTCCCATTACGTTGATGATGGCGGGAACGATTTCATATATTTCGCAGATAACTTGAACGGGCTGTTTTTCTACGACCCGACTACAGGTATATGGGAGGCGGCTACTAATATATCAGGGGTAGACCCTTCCAAAGTACGTTTCATCATGATCCACAAGCAAAGGCTGTGGATGATAGAACAGGAAAGTACGGTTGGGTGGTACCTACCAATCAGCTCTCACTCTGGTCAGGCGAAGCCGTTCCAGTTTGGTAGCCAGTTTAAACACGGTGGCAAGCTAGTTGGGCTATTCAACTGGTCTGTTGACGGTGGTGAAGGCGTAGACGATTACCTCGTGGCTATTAGTGAGGCAGGTGACATTCTACCCTATCGAGGTAGCGACCCAGAGGCTACGACCGGAGACGTATGGTCTATCAAGGGCGTATACTTTGTAGGCGCGGTGGCAGGTGAAGGTAACTGCGCCAGTGAGTCTGGTGGCGACCTGTACATCCTATCAATTTATGGTCTGACCAATATGTCAGATTTGCTCAAAGGTGTAACATTCAACGGCTACAGAGGTAATAGTCTCGGTAGTAAGATGTCGTACATGCTCAGGCAGGATATGCAGCGGTACGCACAGGATGTAGGTTGGGCGGTAGAGTTCATGCCTTCTGAGGGTATCATGCTTATAAGCGTCCCCACAGACGGCGAGGGAGGCTATAGGCAGTACGCTTACGACCTACCAACAGACTCTTTCGGGTGGTGGAGAGACGTGCCTATCCGGTGCTTTACAGCATGGGGCAAGACAATATACATCGGTACGTTGGATAACCGTGTACTGGCTATGGATGTTGACGTAGACGATGTGCATATTACCCCACCGGCTGAAGGAGACAACGGTACCGCGATTCAGTGGCTGCTGTTGATGTCCTATAGCGACTTAGGCGCGCCCGCCACGTTTAAACACCCTGTCCTAGCCAGACCCGACTTCCTATCTAACGATGATGTGTCTGCTTCGACCAAATTTAACTTTGAATACTCCCTTGCAGCCGACCCTGTTGACTACAGTATCGCCAATAACGAGGCAACCGTCTGGGATGCAGGTATCTGGGACGTAGACCCTTGGGCTAATAGCGACCCCATACCGTTAAGCTCCACCAGAGGTGGATTCGGCTATGGTAGAAGCGTTGCACTCGCCATGAAGGGCGCAGCCAAGAGTAGAACATGGCTGATCAGCGTGGATATCGCATGGGTCCCGGCGGGTGTATTATGAATATAGCCTTCAGACCAATAGACAGCGATGCTGACTGGAAATGGATGGCAGACAGGACGTCAATCCTGTTAATCCCTGATATGACCAGTATAATGGCTGTAGATGCAGATACAGGTGCTATTCAAGCCTGTTGCGTGATGGATTCTTGGACAGAAAATAGCTGTCAGATTCATTTTGCCATAGATAACCCTTTCGTTATTCGTCACGGTTATTTCGAGGAAATTTCCAAGTTCGTGTTCGATACATCTGGACGCGAAGTAATGATAGGTACAGTTCCCGCCAGTAACGAGAAGGCGTTGAAACTGGACAAGAGAATTGGATTCAAAGAAGTCACTAGGCTCAAGAATGCGTTTAAACAGGGCGTTGACTTCGTGGTATTAGAGCTAAGAAAAGCTCACTGTAACTTTAACGCTAAAGAGGTTTCATAAAATGGGAAAATCAGCACCCTCCACTCCAGACTATCGAGGCGCGGCAGAAGCTACAGCAACTTCTGATAAGGAGTCACTAGCCGCACAGACCTATGGTAATAGGATAAATCAATATAACCCTTGGGGCAGCCTGACATACGACAGCTACCAACAGTGGGACCCTGCTACCCAACAGAACGTAACCATGTGGAATCAGAACCAAACGTTCGACCCGCGTATTCAGGACACTCTGAACAACCAGATGGCTATGCAGCAGGGACGTACTCAGTTCTCTGGCGACATGCTAAACCGTACAGGTGCAGCACTCGGTCAGGAAATGAACTGGGATAAGTTCTCAGGGTATGCGAACTCGCCACAGGCGTATAATTCCTATGGATATAACAATAACGCACCCTCCTATTCACCCCCACAGCAGCAGTTCAGCCCTTATTACAGCGGCGGATATAACGGCTACGGTGGTGATATCAGTGGTGCAGGTGGTGGAACTGGTCAGACCAACCCTCCTCCTACTGGCGGCGCAGGTAGCGGTGATGGTGGAAGCGTTCCACCTCCACTAGGCGGCGGTACAGGCGGTGGCGATGGTGGAGTCAACATACCTATCTCTGGTTCTGACATAGGACAGGGCGGTAGTATCGGTGGTGGTGATTACGGCTTCGGTGGCGGTGTCGGTGGTGATGGTGGATACAGTGGCGGTGGTATTGTAGCCCCGTTTAAACCACCTGAGTTCAACGATGGGAACCAGATGATGTCGATGATGTCCACTAAGGCGGCGTCAGCAGCACCTCCTCCTTTAGAGGATGGCAATCCATACCCTTCAGAGGAAGGCGGCGAGACACCTCCAACAGACGGTTTTTCTCAGTATACGGGTCAAGACTTTGGCAACGTAGGCGGCATGTACGGCATGGCTCAAGGTGGCGGCGGCATGGGTGGAGATCCTAACGCGGTCAGTAATCAGGGCTTGCAGGGTATACGTCAAGGCGGTTTAGACACCCCCAACATGAGCAACCTAAACGATATTGGTACCCAGTATCGCTATAACGACATGGATACCAGTGGTATGCAGACCGTAGGCGGTGCTGAGCAGCAACGTAATAGGGCTGAAAGTGCGCTATACGACCGTTCTACGAGCAGACTAGACCCACAGTTCGCAGAAGAAGCCAATAACATGGAGATTAAGCTCCGTAATAGAGGACTCTCTGAAGGTGACGCGGCATTCGACTCCGCTATGGACACGTTTAATCGCAAGAAAACAGACGCATACCAGACAGCCAGAAACGAGGCTATCATGGGAGGCGGTCAGGAGGCTTCGCGTAGCTTCGGAATGGACATGGCTAACCGACAGAACCAGTTTGGCGAAGGTATCAGTATGTCGCAGGACAGGCAGTCAGGTATGGGTCAGCAGTACAGTCAGGAAATGGGTAGGCGTGGTCAGATGTACAACGAGGCGATGGGATCATCCCAGAACCAGATGGCTCAGCAAGGTCAGATATTCGGACAAGACTCCGCGTTGCGTAACCAGTTCATGAATGAACGGAACATGATGTCAGAGTCTGCTAGAGCAGGTCAACGACAGCAGTATGACCAACAGATGCAGTCGTCTAACTACCAGAACTCGCTAAGACAGATGCAGATAAGCGAAGAAATGCAGCGTAGAAATCAGCCTCTTAACGAGATGAACGCGCTCATGACTGGTCAACAGGTTAGCTCACCCACGTTCCAAGGGTACAGCCAAGCAGGTAGGGCAGCACCTACAGACTATACTGGTGCAGCAGCGTTAGAATATAACTCTGCTCTCAACAGTGGAAATAGCAACAACATGCTGATGCAGGGCTTAATGGGCGGTGTGTCTAGTATGTACGGCGCGGGAATGTTCGGGTAGAGGTAGTTATGGATAACCGAATGACAATGGCTGATATGCTCCGTAGGCAAGAGGAGTATGAACAAATGATGGGTGAGATGGAGCAGCGTAGACAGCTTAATATGCAGCTCACTAACCCACAGCAGCAAGGCGGTGGCGAAGGCGGTATAGATCCCGTACAAGCCTATCAGATGTATCAGAAATTCGCAGGTGCAGAAGGTGCAGCGGCGGGTGTAGAAGGCGCAGCAGGTGCAGAAGGTGCAGCGGCAGCAGGGTCTGGTACAGGTGCAGCAGGTGGCGCAGGTGCAGGTGGTGCGGGTATGGGCGTTATGGGCGCAGCAGGTATCGCAGCGGCGGCTGTAGCGGCTCAGAACTACTTCCATAACATAGACATAGCTTCATGGAATGACGGGTTCGAGGGTCAGACAGGTGCTAAAGTAGGTGATTACTATATGGACAAGTGGGACGTAGATGAGGATTCTGGTTGGCGTGATGCCGCAGGATTATTAGGCTTCGGGTCAGGCGCAGGGTGGTTAAACCCCGCTAAACCCGCAGAAAAGATATTCAGTTGGTTTGACTAAGGTGAACGAAATGGGAACTATTAACGCACAACAGCAACAGCAACAGCAACAGCAAGAGATGCAGATGCAGCAACAGTTCATCGCTAATATACTAGCGGGTATGAGTCCTGTTCAGAAGCAGAAGCTATTGTCCGACCCCGCAGAGCTTGACGCGATTATAAAGATGAAGCAGGAGAATCCTGAAGCATTTGAAAAGTATATGAACAACAAATACAAGGACTACAAGGGCGACCGTAGTAGTCTGGACAAGCAGATGAAAACTGCTAACGCTCTTAGAGGCTCAGAGACTCCTAAAGGTAGGCAGATGGGTCAGGTGTACCAAGCTGCTAACCCCATGGAACACATGGCTTCAGCGTATAAACAGCGTAAAGGTCTGGAAGATTACGAGTCGGCTCAAGGTAAGCAGGAATCGTCTGTTAATAACTTCAGTGCAGCGTTACGCGGTAGGGCTGAGCAAGAAATGGCGCAGCGACAAGCCGATCAGCTCAAGATACAAGAGGAGCAGCAGCGGATACAGGAAGAACAGCGGCGGAAATTGTTGGCTCAAAAGCAGATCGTTGCAGCCAGTAACACACAGTAGGAGATTACGATGCTAGACCCTTATGACGACATGCAACCACAACAATATCCATACCCATACCCACAGCAGCAGTCGCCTGACTACGCTCCTCCACCCTTAATGGGTGAAGATCCAGAGGCGTTAATACGCGCTCTACGCGGTCAGCAGCAGCAGGGTAGATTCGATGCGCTGTCTGGCGTACAGCAGATTTCTGACATGGGTAAACGTCAGGAGCAGTCTGCTAGTGGTATAGCTGAAGGGCTTATCAAGAGTCGGGATAGCGGATACAGAAGCGGCGGAAGCGGTAGAACGTTTGCGCCTGACAGGAATAAAACAGCTAGACCTTATGTGTTGAATAGCGATAAGACAGCACCTCCTGTGATGATAGTCCAACGAGGCAATGACTTCTTCAAAGCGGGTACTGATACGCCTGTAGATATGGGTCTGTACTCGCCGTTTAAACAGTATAAGGGTGAAGAGGTAGAACATTGGTTAGACCCTGATGGTAACCCCGTCAAATTGATAAACGATAAAGGGACTGGCAGAATGGTATACGCAGACGGCAAGCAGCCTGTAGGCGATATGACAGGTTTCAAGATGTCCAGAGCTGATAAGCCGTATAACACTACCTCACATCAAGAGCGTACTGATGCAGCCGAGTCCATGAATAACCTGAGTATCTTGGCAGATGTAGTAGGGTCTTTCAAGACAGAGTACGCCGCCGAGGAAGGTGAATTACCGTTCTTGAACGAGGCTAAAACCGCGCTAGGTAAGATGTTTCCTACTATAGCTAAAGAGGAGTACGTTATCGCCGCGGATTGGTGGAAGAACAAGAAACGTTTCATCGACATGATAGAACGGCATAAGATGTTCGGTAGCGCACTGACTACACAGGAACTTAAAAACTGGGCAGACAGTAATATAAGCGAGAAGAACACAGCCTCGCAGGTCAGAGGGCTACTCAAGAAGCTGTACAAGAAAGCCAGTGATAAGGTAAGACGGCAGCGTGATACCCTAGCCACAGGTGATTTCAGTACCGAGCAGATTAACACGCTATATGGCGGTCTGGATGAGCTAGACGAGAGAATAATGCCAAAGCCTAAGCCTAACGCCGCAGCCTTAGAGAGATACCACGCCGATCCAGAAGGTGAAGCTAAGAATTTCGAGGCTGCTTTCGGGTTCTTGCCACAATCTAGGAGCCAGTAAAAATGGCTAATCCATACCTTACAGCAGAGTACAGTGAAGATGAAGATTCGGACACGGGTAACCCGTACCTGACCTCTGAGTTCACTGAAGGCAAAGCCCCTGATTCTATAGGCGATCTACGGTCGCAGTATGACGAGCTGAATCCTGAGATACCTGTAGAAATGTCTGACGAGGAGAGAGGTGCCAATAGCAAGCTGTCAAGAACGTTGAAACAGGCTATGCAGGGTGCTTCTATAAGAGAACGTGCAAACGCACCCTTAGAGCAAGAGGTTGCAGAACCCGCGATGTCTGATGAAGCGCGCGAGGCTGCACTGGAGGAATACGACTGGGGTGACTACGCCACCAACGCGCTGACAGGTGTGGCTAAAGGTCTTACAGACCTTGTAGACCTACCTGCTGTCGCTATGGACATAGGAAAAGCAGGTGTACAGTGGGGCGATAGGAACCTATCTAACGCTCCTGAGACTGAGTTCGACCCGACTATCTACCCTACTGATGTAATGAAGGGAAATGAGCTATATGACGACCTAACAACACGAACCATACCAGAGGGTTTGAGTGGCACGGCTGATGCGCTGAGGACTTTCGGAGAGTGGGGCGCAGCAGGTGCTGTAAACGCTCCTAGACAGGTCATAGGTGGTGTGGTAAATCGAGCTAAGAACAATATCGGCACTATTGCAGGTGTAAAAGAGGTCGGAAGAGACGCCCTTGGAGGCAATGTCAAATTCGACATACTGGCAGGTGCAGGTGCAGCAGGTGGTGAAGCACTCGGCGGCGATGCAGGTGAGATTACATCAGGTATGGCTCTACCGCTATCCTCAGCAGGGATCGGTAAAGGTATGCGTAGTATGGCGGGGCTTACCCATGCCGGACTGACTAACTCTATGAGACGCGCCAGAGGCGTGATATCTGACCATGCCTCAGACTATGACAAGGCTATGAAGAACATCCAGACAGCCGTAGCTAATGGCGAGAAAGGCTCACTGGCTCAACTGGCACAGGATGAAGGTCTGTACTCACTAGAAGCTAGGATCAGGTCTAATCCTGATGCGTATCCACGAGAGGTGGAGCAGCTAAGAGAGCTAGACAAGGCATTCGAGGCAGAGTCCATACGGCGTTTAAACAAAGCCGGAGGAGTGTCCCCTACACAAGCGGCAGGTGAGCTAGAACCAAGATACCGACAGGCTACCGACAGAGTAGGCGAGAGACGTGGTGCAAGAACGGCTGCGGCAGGTACTACTCATGGCGAGGGTGTCGCCGCTCAACAGGCTGTTGTCGATGAGGTATTAGGAGCTGAACAGGTAGCAGGTGAGACTGCTCAACAGGCTGCACAGACAAGTATAGCTGCTGATGAAGGTCTGGGGAAAGCTACCGGACTGGTGCAGTATCGAAAGAGTAGGCTAGACCCTAAAGAGCTACCATCTCAATCTTCAACGAGACTGGCAGGACAGACCAGAGAGGCAGCTAAGAAGTTCCAGACTGAACGAGTAGATCCTGCATGGGATGCGTTCAAGAACCAGAAAGAAAGCATTCCTGCTGCTGATGCTAAGGCGGCTATGGAAGAGGCACTAGCTGAGATGAACCCTACGGCTCGTAGCATACTGGATGATGATTTTAATAAGGTGTTAAAACGCATCAAGGCTTGGGATGGCACTATACATCCGTCTGAGATACATACGGTAGTCAGTGATATCAAGTCGATAAATAACAACGCTGCGAGTGGGGCTAACTCCACCTTCGGCACGTCCAATAAATACCTCGGTAAGGTCGGTGACAACCTAGAAGCGGTTATCACGGGCGGTGGTATCAGAGGTCAGAAATACAGGAACGCTGTAGAAGAGTCAGCCGCTTACCACAGGCTATTTACAAAGCCTGACACTAGTAAGTCCATCATCAACTCACAGCCTGAACAGGCTATCAAGCGATTGAAGGGTGAGGCAGGTGCTACCACGGCGCGGGAGCTTGAGGAGCTATCTGAATTTGTTCCACAGGCAGACGAGCTTGTCCAGAACGTAATCCGTCATGAGGCTGCGGGTGAGTTTGCCCCAGAGATTACCGATGCGTTCATGAAGCAGTTCGAGGAGATACTGGAGAGATACCCAGAGCGAAAAGCACAGCTAATAGGGCTGAAGGATGCACAGGACGCCAGAACAGCGGCACAGGCGACATCCAAGACAGCAGGTAGGGGGTTGGATAAGTCTCTGGCTGATCTAGGCAAGGCTAAGCAAGCCAGTACCACCGCTAGAGGTACCCAAGCGTCCAATGTAGCCTCGTTAGACAAGCAACGCTCACGAGCTGAATCGACTGCGGGCAGAAAAGCCAAGTCTGAGTACGGTAAGCTGAGCAAGACTAACATGGGTAAGTTCCAGAAAGACCCTGACAAATACATCGACAACCTGTTGCGTAAAAGTACCAGAAATAGAACTGACTCAATGCGCTCACTGTATGAATCAGCTAAGAAGGAAGGCACTGAGGACTCGTTAAAACGGTCTATAGTGGACAGGTTCATAAACAACAACGTGAAGGCAGAGGCTAATCTGACAAGCGTTAATACCAAGGCTTACGAGAACCTACAGAAGATGCGTGACACCATGGTAGACAGCGGCGCGTTTACAAAGGCTGAGATGGATGAACTGTCTAAGACTGCTGCGCGCTCCATGTACACCAAGCTCAGAAGCAGCGCGAAAGCCGGAACAGGCACCAAGGCTACTGCTATGCAGCGGGCTAAGGCGGCGGTACTGGTGTTCTTGACCTTGCGTGGTGTGCCTACTGGCTCTACATCTCTCATGCTGAATGCCTCACTGAAAGAGGTGTTCTCAGGTAAACTGGCAGAGATGGCAGGGGGTGAAAACGCTCTCACAAAGTCGATAGTCAATGAAATGCTACTGCAACCTGATGCTTTGCTAGACCCTAACGGCGGTATTGCTAAAATGACTCGCGATGATCTAACCGCGTACCTGAAGAAGGTAGGCATGAGCGGGGTTACCAAGGCTAACCTAGCAGGTAAGGTGGCTCCAGAGGATGAGTAGGAATTCAAACGGTATATTTACCCTTGTAGCGGGCAACCCAGTTGTTCCAGATACCATCATCGAGTCCGAGTGGGCTAACTCCACTATGGAAGATGTGGCAGATGGGCTGAGTAACTCGTTATCGCGTAACGGCAAGGGCGGTATGCTCGTCTCCTTGAGAGGTATAAACGGCACTATAGATGCTCCGGCATTCTCCTACACTATTGAGTCTAACTCTGGTTGGTATAGGGCTTTGATAGCAGACCATAGGTTCTCCCTTCGGGGTAAAGATTACATGACCCTCCGTGAGACATCCTTCAGCGTGTCAGTTGAAGGTAACGTGATGGAGTTCACCAACGGTGACCTGTATCTGAACGGTGATCAAGTAGTCACAGACGGCGTTATAACGCACCCTGTTACTAGCGTATTCGGTAGGCTTGGAGATATTGTATCTGAGGCGTATGACTATGACGCTATTCAGGTAGCCTACAGTAACGCCTTGACCCCATCTTGGGCTGCGGTGGAGGTACAGACTGCTCTGATCAATGCCTATGATGATATTGCTGCACTGGCAGGTACAGTCGTGCTTAAAGGCGTCTGGGATGCCAACCTAAACGTCCCTGACCTGCTCACCACGCCTAAGATTACAGGTAACTACTGGATTGTATCGCTATCAGGTGCAACCGTGCTACCCACACACCCTCTCGCGCCTCCTATTGAGATGCCTTGGTTGGTCGGTGACAGGGTAATCTGGATAGACAACGTGGATGGCTCAGGCTTCGCTCAGATGCGCCCTGAGACTGGCGAGTACCTGATGTTGACGGGTGGCACCATGCTAGGTCAGATAGTAGGTGTAGACCCTCTAGCTGATGGTGACCTGACCCGTAAAGATTATGTAGACGGCGAGATAGCTGCTATTGATTTCCCTGTAGACAGCGTATTCGGTCGGACAGGTGGTGTAGTAGCTCTGGCTTCTGATTATGATGCCGTGCAAGTAGATTATGATAACGCTCTGACTCCTGCTTGGGCTTCGCTAGAGGTACAAGGCGCACTGATCGAGGCGTATGACAACATCTCTTTCTTGGCGGGTTCAGTTGTACTCAAGGGAGTATGGGACGCTGATTTAAACGACCCTGACCTATTAACGATATCCATGACAAGCGGGAACTACTGGATTGTAAGTGTAGCAGGTGCGACTGTACTACCTACCCACCCATT